TTGTGTTTATCGTACACAAGATCAAAAGTTTGGTTTATCTCCTGTACCAGATAAAAGCACATATACTATAGGTTATGAGTATTGGAAAACAACTACACAGCTTTCTAGTGATACAGATACATCAGATGTTCCAACTAGATTTGAACACGCAGTTATAGCAAGAGCAAGATATTATGTATCTGTTCTTCGCTCAGATCTTCCAACTGCTCAAGCCTCGTTACAAGAATATGATAATATTATGCGTAGAATGAGAACAGAATTAGTAAATCAAAAAAATTATTTTAGAGCAGTTTAATGAATGGTAGATTTAAAAATACATCGGTTGCTCTATCCGATACTAACCTAACAACTGTATATACTTGTCCAGCTAAATTTACTGCTATTATACGAGAAATATTTCTTACTAATGTAGATGGTAGTGCTGCTGTAGATGCTACATTAAAATACACCGATACTTCTGCAAGTGCAACTTTTTCATTGATTAGTACAAAAAGTATTGCAGCAGATGATTTTTTAAGAATAGAAGATGCAAACATTATTCTTGAGACTGGTGATATTTTAAAAGCACAAGCAGGTGCAGCAAACGATTTAGAAGTAACAGTTTTTGTAGAAGAATTTTTAAAACCGCAAGGATAGTAAATGCCAGATTTATCACAAATGTCTCCTGTTACTGTGCCTTTAGGGGGCGGTTTAATTCTTGACAGAGATGACTTTTCTTTACCACCGGGAGCAGCAGTTACACTACAAAACTTTGAGCCTAGTATTCAAGGTGGGTATCGTAGGTTAAGTGGAACTAGTAAGTGGAATAGTAATCAAGTTAATGGTTCAAATAAAATATTAGGGTTACAAATATTTAACAATGGTGTTGTTGCGGCAGCAGGTAATGTAGTAACATTTGCAACTTCTGGTAGCACATATTCTACAATAGGAACACGAACATCTGCTGGTAGATATAAGTTTGATTTATATAATTTTAATAATACTGAAAAACTTATAATGGTAGATGATGTTAATCAAGCAGCATCGTATGATGGAACTACATATACTTTAATAAGTACAACTGGAGCACCAGCAGATCCCTCTTCAGTAGCAGTATTTAAAGATCATATGTTTTTTGCTGGTATGTCTAGTAATCCACAAGAAATAGTATTTAGTGCTCCTTTTGCAGAAACAGACTTTTCAGCAGCTAATGGTGCAGGATCTATAAGAGTTGATACTTCTGTTGTAGAATTAAAAGTATTTCGTGATGCTTTATTTATATTTGGAATAGATAAAATATATAAAGTAGTAGGCACTAGTGTAGCGGATTGGCAAGTATTACCAGTAACACGAACATTAGGTTGTGCTGATGGTTTCTCTGTTCAAGAACTTGGTGGTGATTTATTATTCTTATCACTTGATGGTTTAAGAACTATTGCAGGTACAGAGAGAATTGGTGACGTAGAATTAGGAACTATTTCTAAACCTATTCAACCAAGAATAACAGAGGTTATTGGATCAAGAGATCGTATATCTTCTGTTATTGTTAGAGGTAAAAGTCAATATAGATTGTTTTATCCTAGTGATGGAGATTCTGTTGGAAATAGTAGAGGAGTTTTAGCTTCTTTAACACGAACACCTCAAGGTGGTATAGGGTTTGAGTTTGCTGATATAAAAGGTATAAAGCCTTCCGCAATGTCTTCAGGATTTATTAGTAATAGTGAAGTTATTTTAGAAGGTGGATATGATGGTTATGTGCGTAAACAAGAAAGCACAACAGATACATTTGATGGAGATAATGTGATAGCAATTTATCGTTCTCCTGATTTGTCTCTTGGTGATTCTGGTATTAGAAAATTAATGCAAAGAGTTATCATAAATTATGCGGTTGAAGGAACAATAGATGTAGATATGAGAGTTAGATTTGATGGAGATGCACAAGATACCCCTCAACCTGACTCATTTGATCTTTCTTCTCCCGGTGGAATAGCTTTGTATGGAAGTTCTAGTTCTACATATAGTTCTGCTGTTTATGGATCTAGTGGAGCACCAATACAAAGACAATCAATAGAAGGATCAGGATTTTTAATTGCTGTTAAAGTGGATCATAATAGTGCTCTAAGTCCGTTTACTTTATTTTCATACCAATTAGAATTTACAAATGGAGGTCGTAGATAATGGGTGCAACATATACAAGGCAAAGTAGCTCAGAAATTGTTGATGGTGAAGTTATTAATGCTGCTGATTTTAACAATGAATTTGCTGCACTCGTAACAGCTTTCGCTGCTTCAACAGGGCATAGCCATGATGGAACAACTGCTGAAGGCGGTAATGTTACTAAATTATTAGGAACATCAATTACTATTGGTGATGCAACAGCAGGAACAGACATAACAGTAACATTTGATGGTGAAACATCTGATGGTGTTTTAACATGGATGGAAGATGAGGACCAATTTAAGTTCTCTGATGACATAATGATTATTGATGATGAACAATTAATTTTTGGTTCAGATTCAAATGTTGCTATAAGTTATGATGAAACCACAACAGACTCTTTAAAAATAGCTGCAACAGAAGGTGCAGGATTAGCTATTACATTAATGGCAGACGAAGGAGATGACGCTGGAGATGAATGGAAACTTAATGTAGCAGATGGGGGAACTATTACATTAGGCAATGATATAAATTCTGCTGGTACATATGTAACACATTTAACATTAACACCAAATGCTACAGTAGCTAGTTCAACTATGGCAGTTGCAGGTAACTTAACTGTAGGAAATGACCTTACAATTACAGATGATGTATTACTGGACTCTGATAGTGGTGTTCTTAAATTTGGAGATGACCAAGAAATAACTGTTACTCATGTTGCTGATACAGGATTAAATTTAAAACATACAGCAACTGGAGATGATAAACCTGTAGTTTTAACATTACAAACAGGTGAAGAAGATATTGCTATAAATGATGTGATTGGTCGTATTGACTTTCAAGCACCTGATGAAACAACAGGTACAGATGCAATACTTGTTGCTGCTGGAATAGCTGCTGTATCTGAAGGAGATTTTAGTTCATCAAACAATGCAACAAAATTAAGTTTTAGAACTGCTGCTTCTGAAACAGCTAGTGAAAAGATGTCACTAAGTTCTGGTGGTAATTTAACAATCTCAGGAGACTTGACAGTTTCTGGGGATGACATTACAATGGGTACTAACACCTCTGGACATATTATGGTGGCAGATGGTACAAACTTTAATCCTGTTGCAGTATCAGGTGATATAGGAATTAGTAATACAGGTGCTGTATCTATTAGCACAGGTGTTATTGTTAATGCTGATATTTCTGCTACCGCAGCGATTGATCCAGATAAATTTGATTTAACGGCTGCTGCTGATGGTACAGGAATAACAATTGCTGCTGGTGATTTATTCTTGGTTGCTGATGCAGATGACAGCAATACTGTTAAAAAGGTCAATGCCTCACAGATTAATACATACACAAGTGCTGAATCAAGTGCTATAGCTGCTGATAATATTACAACTGGTGATGGAGCTGTTAGTTTAGAAACATCTTCCGGTAATGTTCTTGTAGATTCACAAGCGGGTACAGCAACTTTAGATGGTCATACTGGTGTTACAATACAATCAAGTAACTCTGGTGATATAACATTAGACTCTGTTGCAGATATTAATTTAGATGCTGGTGGAGCTGATATAGTTCTTAAAGATGATGGAACAACTTTTGGTAGTATTACAAATTCTGGTGGTGAAGTAGTAATAAAATCTGGATCTACACCAACAACAGCCTTGACATTTGCTGGAGATGATGCTAACTTTGCAGACAATGTTCAATTAGATTCTGATGCTGCTGAATTATTATTCGGTGATGATGGTGAAGTTAAACTTATTCATAATGCAGATGCAGGTCTACTTCTAAAGCATACAGCTACAGGTGATGGTACTCCAATATCTTTAACTTTACAAACTGGTGAAACAGCTTTAACTGTTGGAGAGCCTTTAGGAACAATTAATTTCCAAGCTCCAGATGAGGCTGGTGGTACGGATGCTATTTTAGTAGCTGCTGCTATAGAAGCTGTAGCTGAAGGTACATTTGCTGCGGATAATAATGCTACTAAGTTATCATTTAAAACAGGTGCATCAGAAGCTGCATCAGAAAAAATGTCATTGAGTTCTGCTGGATTACTTACTGTTGCAGATGACATTATGATTAAAGATGGTGGAACAATAGGTGTTGCTTCTACCAATGATGCTTTAACAATAAGTTCAGCAGGTTTATTAACAGTCAAAGATGATTTAGTAATTAAGTCTGGTGGTACAATAGGTGGTGCAGGAGATACAGACTTATTAGAATTAGGTTCTGCTATACTAACAGTTAATGGTGAAGTCTCTATGACTACACTAGATATTGGTGGAACAAATGTAGGATCAACCGCAGCAGAATTAAATTTACTTGATGGTTCTGCTAAATCAACATCATCAATAACTGTTGCAGATAGTGATGCAATTATAATTATTGATGGTACAACAACGAAGCAAATACCAGCTTCCGATATAAAAACTTATGCAGGTGGAGCTTCAGTTGGAGATGCCACAGCATTAGCCGTTGCTTTAGGATAGGAGATACATAATGGCAAATACGTTTAAGGTAATTACAAAAGCTGGAGTAACAAGTGCTGATGTGATTTATACTGTTGCTGGTAGTACGACAACAGTTGTTTTAGGAGTTATGATTGGTAATACACAAAGTTCGGATATTACTGCAACTTTAACTCTAGGCACAGATACAGGTTCAAGGGCAGGAGCTAACAATGAAGCTAACCAAGACGTTGAGCTTCTTACATCAACAACAATACCTGCAAATTCAACCTTAGAAATGATGGGTGGAAATAAAGTAGTAATGGAAACTACAGACACTCTTTCTTTAACAGCGAGTGCTGCTGCTGATATTGCTGTTTCAATAATGGAGATAACTTAATGCCATATCTAGGTAAAGAACCAAACAAATCAGCCACATCAACAATAGGTGCTGGTGTAGCTGAAGATACCATGCTTGTATTTGACGGCAATGCCTTAGACTTCCGTATCGGCATTGATGATGGAACAGATAAATTAGAAATTGGTAAAGGTAACGCACATGGAACAACAACCCATATGACATTGGATGGTGATGGTATTATGAATATGCCATTACAACCAGCAGCTTATTGTCATTTATCTGGTAACCAAACAATAGCAGACAACACATGGACAAAAGCGACTATGGCTAGTGAAGAATATGACCAGAATAATGACATGGATTTATCCAATTATAAATTCGTAGCACCTGTTGATGGACTTTATTTTGTCACATTAACTGGTGGTTTTCACATGGACACAGGTAAATTAATAGGTGTTTCTATAAGAAAAAATGGAACAGAAGTATTAAGGTCATTACAATTTACTGGAGGAACAAACCACCACCAAGTTCCTTTATCTGGTGTTTTAAAATTAGATGCAAGTGATTATTTAGAATGGTATTGGGTACATAATTTTGGTGCTGATGATAACATAACTGGTTCTAAAGAATACACCTACGCAATGACCCACTTATTAGCCTAAAGGAGAAAAACAATGGCAGACAAAGAATATAAAGTAACCTTAAATGACGTTCAACAAAAAGCTATGAATGGTCAAATGATTGATATTCAAACATGGATAGAAGGTGCAGTTTATAACAAAGCTAGAAAAGCGATTGACTATTATTGTGATTTAGAAGGGGTAAGCAAGAAGGCTTCTGATTCTACAAAAAATACTACTATTACAAATGCTACAATAGAAACCGCTGTCGATAAAAATAAAAGACTTGGAGTGGAATAATGCCATATTTAGGAATTTCACCATCAGCAGCAGCGGCAGGAAGTATAGCTGCTTCGGCTACAGTAGGTGATGGAACAGCCGAAGATACAAAAATTGTTTTTGATGGTAATGCCTTAGACTTCCGCATTGGTATAGATGATGGTACTGATACACTTGAAATAGGAAAAGGAAATGCTCACGGCACAACAAGTCATGTAACCATTGACACCAATGGAATTATGACTAAACCATTGCAACCTTCGTTTCATGCCCACATAGGAACAACACAAAATAACATTGCAACTGGTTCAGACCTTACCATCAATTATGATACAGAGGTGTGGGATTTAAATGCAGATTTTAACACGACCTCGAAAACCTTCACGGCTCCGGTTACTGGAAAATATATGTTTAACTGCCAGTATAGAGTTGAAGCTCTAGATAGTGCCGCTAATTATTATAACTTAAAATTAGTAACATCTAATTGCACATATAGAGCATTGAATGATATTGCAAGTTGGGGAATAAACGACCCAGATTTTTATGTTTTTAATATGGATGTAATTGTTGATATGGATGCTTCGGACACAGCGGTTTTAAAGTTTTTTCAATCTGCTGGTTCTGCTCAAGTAGACGGAGGAGCTACGGATAGAACGAACCAAGACAGTTGGTTTTGTGCGTATTTATTAACATAGGAGAAAAGAATGGCTGATTTAACTGTAACGATAGAATTAAATGATACTGAAGAAAAAATATTGCTCAATCATTTACCTGACATTGATGCTTGGATTTTAAAAGAAGCAAATGAAAAAACAAATAACTGTTGGAAACGTATGGAAAAGGAATGGTCGGTTAAATTAACAAATGATGATTCTTTTACTGATGGCATACCTTCTGACAAAAGTAAGTTCATAAAACTTGTCACAGAACGTAGTGATTATAAAGATAGAGCTGCAAGAGAAAAAGCATATGCAGATGCAGGTGGTGAATAAAATGGCACATACGATTAAAATAACTTTCTCTGATGACGATCAAAAAATATTAAAAAATGATATTGAAGATATAAAAACATGGGTCGAACTTGCTGTTACAGGCGAACAAAATAGGGCATGGAAAAAAATGCACAAGGAATGGACAGAAAAATTTATTGATGATAATAGTTTTACAGATGACATTCCAAGTAATAAAGCAGACTTTGTTACAAAAGTTCTCGCTCAAAGTAATTATAAGACCGCTAAAGAACAATTAAAAAATTGAAACTTTTAGATGTACCAAATTCTTTTATTGGTTATAAAACAATAAATGAAAAAATTTGTAGTCAACTAATAGATTTTTTTAATGACGATACATATTTTATTGCGAGAGAAGGCAAAACTACTACAAAAGTTAATAAAGATATAAAGGATTCATGGGATAAAACAATTCCTATTTATTGTGAACATCCAACAATAAGTGATTACATTAGCTCTTTACAACAATGTATCAATGGTTATGCAGAATTGTTTCCTAATTTAAATAGTATAAATTTTAGATTAGCGAATGAGTTTAATATTCAAAAATATCCTAAAGGTGGTGGATATAAAACATGGCATTGTGAGCGTATGTCAGATTTGTCTAAAACAAATGGAAGAGTGTTAGCATTTATGACATATTTAAATGATGTTGAAGAAGGTGGAGAGACACAGTTTCTTTTACAAAAAACAGCAATAAAACCAAAAAAAGGATTAACTCTTATTTGGTCATCAGAGTGGACTCATACACATAGAGGAGTTCCAGCACCTAATGAAGAGAAATATATAGCAACAGGATGGTTTGAATTAGCATGAAAATATTTAATATAATAGGTGTAATATTTATTTTAGTTGCTAGTTTTTTAGCAACATCAACACAAGCACAACAATTAATGTGCGGAGAAAGACAAAGTTTTTTACAAGGTCTTAAAAGTAGTTTTGGCGAAGTATTAACAGAGCAAGGAGTAGGAAGTAACGGAGTTCTAATAGGAATTACAGTAAATCCACAAAAAAAGTGGTCACTATTAATGGTACCTAAAAGTAATCCTTACTCTTATTGCATTGTAATTAGCGGATCTAACTGGAAACAAGATCTATCAGCCTCGACAGGTTTATTAGATGGTGGCAATAGTTTGATGTCAATAGGTTTTGATGACGATAATAATTGGACATTAATAATTGTCGATTACAAAAGTAAAGAAGTATATCCTGTTTTTGATGGTCATGCTTGGGATAGGTTAAAAGACATAAACATACTAGAACAATCTTTGTAGGTATAAGGAAAATAATATGACAGATTTATCTGAAGCAGAAGAAACAAACCAACCAATAGGTTTAGAAGATCGTAATGCTCCTATCATAGACATTATTGGAAGCCAAGCAGCAGGTCCAGTTTTGCCTTCGGGAGCTACTTTTGTTGGGGCTGGACAAAATGTTCAAGCAGAAGAATTACAACAAACACCACAAATAACAGATATAGGACAGGTTGCTGTTCCTGATATTGCACAGGCACCCACTACACAACTTACACCAATTACTACTCCAACAGTTCAAACAGCACAAAGGGCTGAACAACTTGCTCCTATGCAAGCAGCTACACTTTCTGCTCCTACTCAAGTTATAGATGCTCCGCAACGTGGTGTTTCTGAACAAGCTATACCCATTGCAGCAACACAAGATTTACAAGAACAAGCTACTGTTCAATACCAATTATCTGAATTATATAAAACTATAGAAGAAGGTAAACCATTACCAGCTTGGGCTTCTGGTGCTGCTAGAGGTGCATCACAAGTTATGCAACAAAGAGGACTAGGTGCTTCTTCAATGGCTGCCGCTGCAATTGCACAATCAGTAGCTGAAAGTGCATTACCAATAGCTGCCGCAGATGCACAATCTTATAAACAAATTCAATTACAAAATCTTACCAATCAACAACAGGCTGCATTAACAAAAGCTGCAACTTTTGCACAAATGGACACAGAAAACTTAAATGCAAGGTTGACATCTGCTGTAAATAATGCTAGAAACTTTTTAAGTATAGATACACAAAATCTTACTAATCAACAAAACAGTAACACCATCTCACATCAAACAAAAGTTCAAGAGCTATTTACAGATCAAGCTCAAGAAAATGCTACACGACAATTAAATGCTAAAAACCAAATACAGGTAGAAGAGTTTTTTGCACAACTTGGTGTACAAGTAGACGAAGCAAATGCAAATAGATCTGTGGCTATTGACCAATTTAATGTAGGTCAAAAAAGAGCACTAGGTGAGTTTAATACTAAAATACAAGATGCTAGAGATAGATTTAATGCTACTATGCGATCTCAAATAGATGCTTCTAATGCTTTGTGGAGAAGAACTGTAAACACCAGAAATACTGCTATACAAAATGAAGTTAATAGAGTAAATGCTCAAGCATTATTAGGATTAAGTACAGCCGCACAAAATCAGTTGTGGCAACAATATAGAGATGAAGCAGGTTGGCTTGTTGGAACTACCGAAGCAAAATTAGACAGAGCACATCAATTTGCTTTGTTGGCTCAAAGAGCAGATTTAGCTGCTGATGCTTCTTACGCTGATAGTTTTGGTACTGCTTTAGGTGCTGTTGGACAATTTGCACTTGAATCTATTTTTGGACAAGGATAATACTATGAGACAAAAAAAATTTTTAGGAGGAATTATTAGTGGAATTGCTACAAATTTTATTGGTAGCAAATTAAAAGGTGGTGGCGGTGGTGGATCTTCACAGCAGCAAAAACCACAAACAACGGCTCAAGATAGGCTTGCAGCATTTATGCAAATGAGTGAAGGCGCACAAGAAAGTAGAGCATCTATACAAAATAGAGTTGTAGCAAGTAGACAAGCTAATGCACAAATAGAAGCAATACTTCAAAGAGAATTAGAATTAGCGTACAGAGATCCACAAGTAGCTGCTCAAAGAATATTTAAGGATATTGTATAATGGCTAGAAAAAAACCAAATAAAAAACAACAACAATATGACAGAGATAAAATAGATCCTTTCTCTGTTCCGCCAGCAGGATATGGCTTAACTACACCTCCGGGTAAATGGGCTTGGGAACAACCACCAGAACACGCTGATGTTGAAGATGCTTATGAAGAAATAAAAGCAAAGATGATGGTTCCAGAAAATAGAATGACAATGATTCAATTAATTGATGCAGGTGTTCCTATTGAAACTCTAGTGCGTACTATCACATTTGCAGGATTTACAGAAGGTAAATTTACACCAGATGTAGCAGAAATTCTTAATCCCTTACTAGCTGTACACATGGCTATACAAGCAGACAAAGCAGGGATTACACCAAGAATGTTAAATAATCCACCAAAAACATCAATAGATAGTGATGTAGTCTTTGATATAATGAAAGATTTAAATCCTGAAAGATATTTACAATTAATAGATATGCCTTTAGATGAAAGCGGAGAAGAAGAAGATCAACCAAAAGAAAAGAAAACGGCTGAAAACTTTATGGAAATGGAGAAAGTAGATGGGTAAATTAATGAAAGCAGCTGTTCTTGGTGGCATAGGACAAGCATTTACTGGATTTATGGAAGCTAAAGAAGCAAGAAGACAACAAGAAATTCTGTTTGAAAGACAAGATAAACAAGCAAGAGAACAAAGAGAGTTTACAGCAGGGCAAGCTCAAATAGAAAGACAAACACGAGGATTTTTCTTACCGGGAGAAGATCGTAGTGGCTATGATAAAATGATAGCTGACCAATTACAGAGAAAAGAACTTGCGAAAAGAAAAAATGATAAACTTGATCCTACTAAATTTTTGATAAATGGTGGTGCTAGGTTAAGAGGTGTTCCTGAGAGTGTTGCTGGTGCTGTACCTTCTCTTGATTTAAGTGCATTTAAAACTAGAGATGAAAGACAATTTGCAAGAGATGACGCAATAATAAAACACGCTAACAAAGTTATTGGAGTAATGAGAGCAGAAGATAATACTTTATCATATAGAGATGCGTATCAACAACTATTAGAAAATAATCCTACTTTTGGACAATCAATCAAAGATTTAATTTATTCTAAACATGATGAGGCAATGCAAAAAGGAGGTTCTGCTAAAGATACTATAGGAGTGCCTCTTCTCATAACCGGACAAAGTTTATTTGGAGCTAGTCCAAATCTTGCTGGTGTTGCTAATGCAGCCATTGTAGAGAAAAATGAAAAGAATATGATTCCAGCTGCAAAAGAACTTAATGCAGGATGGAAGATAAGTGGACCTAGTGAGAACATAGCTGGTAGAGCACTCGGTAGTGTTTTTGCACAGACAAAGACAACTTTAGGTCAGAGTTTACCACCAAGATTACAAAAATTAGCCAACGATAGATTTGCTAATCTTAACGATAGAATGATAAATGAAGATATATCTATGGAAGAATTTTATGGTGAAATGAAAAATCTCATGGGTGGCACTCCAAGCGAACTAGAAATGAGAACAGCATTTAAAGAAGCAAGTAGTTATTTTCAACCTGCTGTTACCGCTAGAGGATTTTTAAAAGGTAGTGGACAAGGTGATGTAAATCCTAATTTTGAAATAGTACCTACAACTGCTTCTGATAGAGATAAATTACACGGAAGATCAGCTGCTGAACTAAAAAGCACTACAGTAGCTATTGCAAAAATAGCATCTGAGGGTAATGTAGATGTTTCTCCTGCAAATGCAAATATTGATAGAAAAATTTCTACATTTGTAACAGTTTTTGCTGAAGGTTTGAAATCTTTAACAGGCGGTGCTGTTGATTTAACAGGACAAAGTTTTGTAAATGTTGGTACTGAAGAAATAATAGGACCAAACAAAGAACAAATTAGAGATTCTTTATTTAGTGAACTTGATTCTACTATTTCTAATATACAAAAAGACAAAAAAGTAATTGGGCTTTCAGAAGAACAAACAGTAAATTTAAGTAAAAAATTACAAAAATTTAAAGCTGGATTAGCAAATAGTACAGATGATCAAACATATTTATTTAACTTTCAAAGAGTTAAACTAGCTTTCTTATACGCTAAGTTTATTCAAGGTGGTGGCGGTGGTAATGCTGTATCTAATGCTGACTTTGATAGAAACTTTGAAGCACTATTTGGTATTTATAGTAGTAATAGAAATGTTGTATTGGCTGATATGATGAGAGGTATCGGTGCTATACATAATGATGCAAAAAATTCTATAGTAGATGCAGAAGATAGACAAAAGTTTACAGCTAGTCTTGGCGGTCAAAATAGATACTATATATCACCAGCTTCAAAAAAATTAATACGAAATCATAATAATACAACAGGAGATTCGTTAAGTACACCGGGTTATCAATCAACAGCTAGATATTGGATTAATGAATTACATAATGGAGATGTGGAAAAGGCTTCACCTCTTTTAAGAGCGATGTTAGTATCTAGAGGTCAAAATGATTTAATACGAATTTTAGGAGAAGGTGCTGATGGAGAAGCCGGAGGAAGTGGAGAAGAAATAATACAAGACCTTCAAACTTCCGGTGGAGCACAAAATCAACAGCAAAATCAAGATCTTGCAAATAGTTTAACAGGGAGTTCAAATTAGTGACTGATTTAACAGAAGGAATGAAGATAGATCCGGCAGCTAGAGCAACTGGTCCATTAGACGTTGATCAGGTTTTGCCAGATGTTTCTCCAGAATTAGGTCCAAATATACCAGAAGTTGTTGAACAAATAGATCCAAATAGAGAAGAAAGATTAATAAAAGAACAACAAGAACGTACACGTTTGCGTAATCTTGGTATTATAAGTGAACCTACAGAATTAAAATACAAATTACCTAAAAGTGGTGTTGAAAAAACTCTTATGGCTGATGTAGATATGCGTCATGCTTTTACACCAAAAGATGATGTACAAAATTTTGATACAAGTCTTACTGCAAAAAATGGCACAGCTTTGTTTGCTGTAAACTTTCCTAGACGACAAGATGGAAGTGTTGGTAATGAAGATGGCAGTTCTTTTACTTTAAACCAATTTATAGTAAATAATGTATTGCCTTTTGTTTCTGCACAACTTGGTGATGCAAATATTGGTGCTATAGCTGCCTCTAGTGATCAAGCAAAGCGTTCAATGAGAGGAATAATAACTAAAAATACTTACGATATATTAAGAAACAATCGTAATGCTTTAGAATATTTTAGAGAAAATGATCCGCAAGGAATAGCTGGTCTTGAAAAAACGATGATGGAGTTAAATACTGTTTTAGGTGTAAACGAATACGGCAAAGAATTTAAAGCTGGTGATGAAGCAGAAGTTCTTAGAAGAACAACAGATCCAGAATTTGCTCCTGAGTCTGGTAGATTTCTTTCTCTAGACTTTACTCTTCCTAAAGTTATTGGTGGTCTAAAAACAGTTACTCTTGATGATCCATTTAATCAAGAAATGGTAGACTTAGCTAAAAAAACAGATGAGTCAATTACCAATGCTAAACGTGGTATAAATTGGCACATGGCTTATGCAGGTGCATTATTTACTGAACTTGCTAGTGGTATTACTGGTATATATGAGAAAAAAGATGGTAAACCTTTCGGTAGGTATATTACTGGACAAGAATCTCGTAACAGAACACTAACAGATTTCTTTGAAGATGGAATAGGTAAATCACTAGGGTTTACACCAAAAGGTGTTGGTGAGTTGGCTAATACTTTAATGCGTTTGCCTTTTTCTGAAACTTTAGGTTATACAAAATTTACTGAAGAAGAATTAAATAACCCTGATCTTAAAGTAAGCGACATCACAGGTGCAAGTTCTGAGAGTGTATCTGATTTAATTATGTACAGCATAGCAAAAACAACACCATCTTTCTTTGGGTTTAGCCCAGAAGATATTGCAAATCTTGATAAGGTTACAAAAGAAATAGGTATGGAAGCAGATGTAACTATTCCGGGTGCTAGACCTAGAGTAGATGAAGTAACAGGACAAGTTGCGTTTGAAGGAAAACCTTTAGGAGCAACAATATCAGATATTTTTGGTGGTGCATCAGCATTGTTTGGTATCAATGCAGTTTCAACTGGTATGTTAAGAAGAAGTGGTAAAGACTTTGTTGCTAAAACTAAAACAGGTGAAGATGCTTTTAACATCATGCAAAATGGTAAGATTAGTAGAGAACAATTAACCAGAGCTTTTAACGCACTTGATGAAGGAAAAGATGTTGCTGGTTTAGGAACATTAAATCTTAGAATACCACTTACATCAAAAAGATTTTTAAAAGAAAGTATAATTAGAAGCACCAATCATCCTATGCGAACAGCAGCAGGTATGCAACTTTTTTATGCTATGAGTATAGGTGCAGCTGAAGGTGCTCAAGAATTAATAACAGATAAGAATGGTAAATTTGTATCTCCTCTTGGTGGTGAATTATCAAATGCAGGAGCAGTTGGCTTTACTCTTTTTTCTGCTGTAATGGCTCCAATATTAGCCTTGCCTGTAGGTAGAGGAATAATAAAATATGGATATGATAAAACTCTAGCAGAAAAAGTGTCAATGTTTTCATCTCCAGAATTTTTTGAAGTTATGAAAGCTGTAAAAAATCGTTCTGGTGTTTCTTTTCGTCAAGCAAAAAAAATAGACAAAATAATACAAGATGAATTAATTAATTTACGAGATGAATTTCCAGAACAGTTTGATCAGATATACAAATCATTAGATGAAGTAAATAAAGGTAATGCTCTATATCTTGAGAATGGTAGAAAAGCAGGTATTCCAGAAGCTGAATTACAACAAGATATAAAAAATATGAAAGAAATTACTGACCATGCAACAACTTATTTATTTATGGCATCAGCAAGAAGTTTTTATGATACAAAAGCTGTAACGAACATAATAAAAGGTAGTTTAAGTAGAAACAGCATGAAAAAATTAGCCGATCAAGCTAAAGATGCTGCTATAGTTGAAGCTAATGCTAATAATGCTCAATTGACTCTTGCTAACCTCATAATAAAACAAATAAACAGATTAGAGGATAGACAAACAAAGACAGCAGGTATTGAAGATAAAGCTGGTCTTGATCGTGCAATGTTAAAGCAACAAGAACAGCTTGCAAAAATGTTACGGGATAATATTGGTGGTGTTAATCCAGACGAACTTATACGCTCAATGAAAACACTATTTAACACCGCAGAGGATTTAGCTACTGGTGTTGTTGATACTGCGGAAGCTACTCGTGTAGTAAAAAATGCTCTGGCAGGTTTAACCGATGAGGTAGATAAAAATATATTTATTTCAAATATTTTTATGGCTAATGAAACAGGAACAATAAAAGGCTTTGAAAACATAATTGATGAAGCTCTCCCTAATCTTCGTAAAGCTATAAATGAACGAGACAAATCAATAAAAACATTTTCTAATTTGGTTGCAAACAATGTTACTTTTGAGGGCAGAGAAAGACCAGTAAGACCTGCTAATAAAGCTACAGCACAACACAAAATTATAATGAAATCCTATGATGAAGCAAAAGAAAAATCTGATGCTTTGTATGACGAAGTTTATAAAAAAATAGGAGGAAAGCAGGAACTATATCCTGTACAAAAACTTAGGGATATACTAGAAACACAATCAACTGCTTTAGACTATGGACCTGCTGCTGCTTCTAGATTAAAAACTATTTTAAGAAAATCATTAAAACCATTAGAGGCTGAAGCTAAAGAACTTGGTCTTGAAGCCCCAAGAGATTCTGTTACTTTTAAAGAAGCACATCAACTTCGTTCAGATTTAGCTGATGCTTTATTTAAAGAATATAGAACTGCTAATCCCGATGGGGCATATATAAATTTACTAGGTGAAACTATAGATACTATAAATGATTCTATGGAGGCATTTTTAGAAAGACCTCAAAATGTAAATATAAAAAATGCTTTTGAAGAAGCACAAAAAAATTACAAAGATAATGTTGCTGGCTTATTTTATAATAGTAGAGTATTACGCACAACAAAAGAAGAAAAATTTAGCAATCTTTTTACTAAAATATTTAATGCTACAAGTATGGATGGACAACGAGATGCTTTTGATAAAATGTTTCCAGAAGGTAGTGCAAATAGAAAACAAGCTGAAAACTTACTAAGAGAAGAAATGTTAAGAGTTGTTATAGGTAACCAAAGTAAGATGACTCAACAACAATTTGAAAATGCCCTTAGAAAAAAAGTTAGAAATCTTGAAGTGGGTATGTTTGGAACAAAAGCTGAAGGTGGTTTTTTAGATATTCTTTTAGGTAGTGAAAAAAATGCAAAAGATTATAAAACTTTAGAGACATTCTTACCAGAAATAGAAGAGACTGGTGCTGTTAATACAGTTGCTCCTATGGTTAAAATAGATCAAGAGTCTAGATCTGAATTGTCTAAATTAAAATTTTACGAGGAAAAACAATTAGCATTAAAAAAAGGCGACAAATTAAACGAATCTTTAAATAAAGCTGTAAAACAAATTAATGTAAGAAACCTTGATTCTGTAGATGAAATTAATGTAGGTTATTGGAAAGCATTAGCTGGTACAGATGAAAAAAGTGGTTTTACTCAAACTACACTAGATCATATTTTAGGTTCTGGTAGAAGCAATGATGGCTCACAAGCTGCTGCTAGATATAAATCATTAATTAAAGACATGGAAAATCTAGTTGGTGTTGATGATGCTGATAACTTTGCAGAACTTTTAAATCGTGCATTACTTTTTGATGTCTTTGATCAAAATCTAAAAAGAAGAAAAGCACTTAATGAAATTCAACCAAAAGAAGATCAATATATTCTTAGAGAAAATGCAGAGACTCGTAGAAAAATTTGGATTCAACATGAAGATTTATGGAATACAGCTTTTGGAAAACATGCAAGAAGTATAGCTCATGCTATTGATATGACTGTATTAGCAGAACAACCAGCAAGAAGTGTTTTACAGTTTGCAGAAACAGTCAATAAATTATCAGCAAATGGTTTACTCTCTAGGGCTTGGGGTGCTGCTAGAGGTGTTGTTAGTTTACGTTACATAGGTTCAGAAATTTTATTAAGAAATATGTTAAATGATAAGAGTGGTATACTACTGAATGTATTGTCTACACCAGAACTATCTCCTTATATAATGGATGCTGTACGTTACGGACAAACACCAGCTAGGATGCAAAACTATTTTAAAACACAATTTATGGCTGCTATGATAGCTCAAAAAGATGATCAAAGCGATATAGATGACATACAAAAACATATGAATGGGTTTTTTAAAGAAGCTGTTAAACAAAAACAAGATCCAGTACAACTAATCATGTCTATGTATTTTGTATCAAAAAATCCAGAATTAAGAAAACAACTACAAATAGATTTACAAAGAGCAAATCAAGGATTGCCATCAAAACTACCAACAATAATGAGAGAAAGTGTAAGTACACCAAGAGGGGTCAAAGAGAGATTAAGACCTAGAGCGGAAGATAGTCCTCTCTTAGATCAAATGAAAAATCTTGGTCTACTGTAATGAGTGACGACAGACAAACAGAACTTCTCTTAGCAATAGGGAGATTAGAGGGTAAAGTTGATGGTCTTGTATCATCTCATCAAAACCTTGAAGTAGATATTCGACAACTTAGCAAGCGTGTTAATACACTTGAAAAAGAAAAATCAAGAATGTATGGGGCTGGTGTTGTTCTAGCTCTTGTCGGTAGTGGTGTGATGTGGTTAATTAGTATGTTAAAAAGTCCATAAAGAAAGGGAAATTGCAATGGATGTAGGCATTGTGATAGAACTTTTTGAGAAGGTAGGTATTCCTGTTTTAACCGCAGCAGCAGCCGGATATGGGCTATGGTGGTTGATACGATGGATCACAAATACTTTTCGTCAAGATGTTCTAACAGCACTTAAAAATTTACATCAAGAATTAGATGAAGAAATTAGAGACACCAGAGAGTTGTCAGATAAGAAGTTAGCTGAATTAACTGTCATGGTTGTTAGATTAATTGATCGTGTTCGTATTCTTGAAAAAAACTTTATTGAACACGATGAAACAATGAGAGCAGTCTACTCTCTTGGTGGTAAAGCCAAACGTAAATTAACTAGACATGAAACAATAGAAGAACTTAAAGAACAGATTAAAGATGCTGGTGGAGATTAATGGAAATTCTTCTAACACTATTAGGTATAGTACCTGTAGCAGAAACGATAACAGAAGCCGGATCTTCCGGAGGAGGTAGTATTATGGGTGGAATACCTATGGAATTGATTACAATGCTTGGATCATCATTACTTGGTGGTGTTATGTCAATATGGGGTCAAAGCATTAAAGCAAAAGAAGCAAACAATAAATTAATGATGGCTGCAATGACCAAAGAAGCAGAGGTTATTGACAAAGCTAGACGTTACGAAAATCCGCACTTTCAATGGACACGAAGGCTAATAGCTTTAGGAGCCATTGGTGCAATAATTGTATGGCCTAAAGTTGTGGCTGTATTTTATCCTGACATAGCTGTAACTGTTGGTTGGACACAATTCAATCCCGGTTTCTTTATCTTTGAAGGTAAAGAGATGGTTAAATGGGAACAGATGACAGGATTAGTAATAACACCACTTGATACACATTTAGTATCAGCTATCGTGGGGTTATATTTTGGTGGTTCATTAGTAAAGAAATAGGAGTATATAGTTGTGTATAGTGATAAGTATCAAATACGTTTACCATTTGAGGTTTTAGCAGATATAAGGGAAATGGAAGAAAAACCAAAGGTAGTTAAAAAAGCTAAAGCGGTAAAAAAAATACCTACACCAAAGGTAAAAAAAAGAATTAAAGAAATATTACTAGAAGCAGATATGATGGCAAACCCTATTAATTAAGTTTTTTCTTCTTAATAGTCTGGTGTAATGTAGGAATATCTGGTATTTTTCCTGATACTCTTTCACTAGGATAGCTAACATCTGTTATTGTACCACAATACTCTTCGGTTTCTTTTAGTACAAAATCAATTAAATTTGCAACATGAGTAATTAATCCTGCTATGTCTTGAGTATAATCAAAGTCTGGCATATATTCATCCATGTGAGTAACAAAATCTTTAGGATCAATTTTTGAAACTTCTACAGCAGGATTTAACGCATTTTTAGCATCAAGCATTAAAGAAAAAGTGAGAACAGGAGTGTATCTGTTCTCTTTTTTTTTGTCCTCATCAAACATCAACAACCTCACATACATCCCCTACACAGCTAAACTCTTGTGTGCCTTTTGTACCATCCTCTTTCTCATATTCACTTAATTTAGAAAAGTCTATGGTTGTTGGCATAGAGGAAACTAACTTATCATATTCCTCTTTGTTTATCTCTTCATAAGGTGCTTGAGCATAAACAGCATCTGTGTGTGGGAAAAATGACACACCAGACATATAATCAAAGTTCTTATATACCCATGAGGCAACCTCTAACCATTCGTGTTCTCTAACAGTAATTGTTATACTAGGTTTGTGTTCACACCAATGCAATTGATATGTCAACCACAAATCTAAATGTTTTATAGGATTGAGATCATCATTAACTACAGATCCATAAGGTGCTTGTATAGGAAAAGAAAACACCGCAGTATTCTTACTTTCTATATCTCCAACTGCATCTTCACAAGGTATGCCACTATCCATTAAGAATTGTGTTAGTGGATCTTTTTTGTCTCCTCTTACTCTACGAATATAGTAATGGCTATGTCTAGCGTGAATACCACTTGAGGCATCTACTAGCTGACTAACTGTACCCGATGGTTTGACACAAGTAATTGCTGTACTTTGAGGAATACCTAATGCTTCAGCCCATACTGTATTTGTTTCAACAGCAAGGTGTTTAAGTTCTTCTAAAACCTCTGCTAAGTTGCCTTTTGCACCATTGGTTATTTTGTTATCCATTATTCCTGTAAGACTAACACCAAGCAATCTTTCTTCTTCTGTAGTTTTTTGCCATATTTTACGCAAGTATTTAAAGTCTGTAAGGGTAGATTGATATGTTCCTAGTATTGTTGCTAGTCTAACTTTTTCTTTCAACGTATCTAGTGTATCTGTTTTCTTAACAACAACCTCTGTTAAATTACAAAACTGATTAGGTCTAAGAATAATCTCACAACACGGATTTGTACCAAAAGCAAAGTTAGGATCTCTTCTACCATTTGCTTCTACTTGTTTTTTTACTGCAAAACGACTAAACATACCTCTTTCACCAGATCGACTTTCATAAAGAGATGTCCACTCTTTCATAAATATACCCATCTCTGGTCTATCTTTATAAACAGCAGAATTGTTAGCATAAGATCTATAACTATGATGGTTCCACCAGTCTCCTGATTTAGCACCTCGCAATAAATCATCACTAAGATTACTAAGAGAAATGAGTGCAGATCTGCGAACACCACCTACTACTACTACTTGTGCCGTTTTACACACTAAATCATGGCACTCTATACTACTCAATCGCCTACCTGCACTCTTTCTGAACAGATTAACCGCAAATCTGAACAGATCCTCTAATGGGTCAGGACCACTTGCCCTTCCACCAAAAGTTTTAAGTCTAGCTCCGGCAGGTCGTACTTGGCTCATATCCCATGTAGGAACTTGACCGGAATACAATAAAGATATTAATTCTTTAAATGCCCTAGCCCAACCAGACTTACTATCTTTTACAACAATAACTGTACTGCTATCTTCAAAGTGTTCTTCTACTACTGGTAATTGTATTATGCTTTCTCTTTCTACAGAAAACCCTACACCAGTACCATTCATTAAAACATAAAGTATTTCGTCAAATGCTCTAGGGCTATCTATAGGAACATAACTACAATTATAAGAAGCCACGTTACACTTTTCTACTGCCTTACCAGATGTCATTAACAAACGCATAGAAGGCATAATATCAAGATTAAGAACAGCCTTTTGTAATTGTTCTACTGTGCTATCGTCAAAAACATTTTTGTTTTGTTCTCTAGATTTCATGTAGTCAAAGTAACGACCTACAGTTTCTTCCCATGTTTCTCTACGATTTTCATCATCTAACCACCTTGAGTAGCGTGATGTGTGTATGTATTCTTGGTATGCTGATGGTAATTTGTTATTTTCCACTTATTGCTCCTATGTAGTTAAATAGTTTGTTTGGTTTGTTTCTTACTTCATTTAGTTTATCCAATGGTGGATAATAATTTCCTGATATTGAAATTCTTATTTCTTTACTACAATTTCTAGATGTTGTGTGAGGAAGATAAGTAGGAAAAATTATTAAATCTCCTTCACTTGGTACTACTTTATGAAAATGTCTATACTTATCTATTTGTACTATTCCTACAAAATCACCACTATTTTTTGGAAAATTAGCCCAATATACAAATGACAATCCGGGTGGACCGGGATCTTGATGTGTATGAAACATTGTAGATTGTTCTGGTTCTACTAAATGTGTCCATGCTTCATCACCCCTTAATAAATAAGGATTGATAGACTGTATTACATTATCTATTTTTTCTAACAAAAGGTTTACAGCAGGTGTCTTAGGTAAAAAAGAATCTTCAATACTAGAATCTTCAAAACCAAAATTTATTTTAATATCTCGTTCTTCTAAAACATCTGCTATAATCTGTGTGTTATTCACTTCATTTAAAAGATTATGCCTAGACATTCCAATTAAAACAATAGGTGAAAACTTTCCTTCAATATAGCTCATTACACTCCACTTAAATCTGCTTGTTTATAACGATTAGATTTCATTATCTTTCCATCGTTTCTATACACAGGTTTTCCATTTTCGTCAAGTTTTGACATATTTGATTCGTGTATTCTATTAAATATTACTTGCATATCCCAACCAAAGTCTACAAATAACCCTGCTAAAACATACAATAGATCTGCGGATTCTTTTTTTATTTCTTGTTCATTTTTTTCATTCATAGCTTTTGTTAATTCATAAAACTCTTCTTCAATTAACGCTTGTCTTAATCCAAAAGTATTAGCTACATCACTAGATATTTCTATATCAGAAAACTTTAAATCTGTGGGTCTTCCAAATGCTTTTTGAAACTCTGTCACAGCATCTTGCATTGTTCTGTATTTTGGCATCATGGTAAATGTTTCTCTAAAGTTATATACGCATCGTGTTTTGTTCTTACTTCTTTAAGTTTTTTTATATACCACTCTGCTTTTGCCAAATCTTCTAGCGGATTATCTTTGTGTTCATATCTACTAATGTATTTTATAATACAGCCCTTTAGATAGCCCATAAACTCTTCTAGTGGTAATAAATTTTGCATG